CAAACCCACCAGCCGCGAAAGTAGTACCACCATTCATTAATCCTAATAAATTAGGAGAACTTCCTGAACCACCTATTAACTGGTCATCGATTACAGTATTAATTTTAGCTGGAAGTCTCTGTGACAAGTACGAAGAAAGTGCTGGAGTATCATCGAGCATCTCTTGTGAAATTGTCATTACAGCAGAAGTCTTTTGAACTACTGCGTCTTCAGCCGTTAACTGGAACTCACTATCCGTTGGTGCAGAACCTTCTGCAACGTTTGCCGCATTATCAGTATAAGCTGATTCTTTGACATATCTAATTACATTAGAATTTGTTGAACCAACAGGAATAATTCCCATCATGTTTGTGACGTTGCTTGGGTCGCGCTTTATGCCTTCGACTCTTTGAACACCAGTTGCATCTCTTTCAGAAGTTGCACCAGCAAAATCAGATGATATTAAAACATCTGCTTTTAATTCTAATGATGCGTTTCCTTGAGTGCCATCTCTCATTGCTTTAAATGATTCACTTTTATTAAGTGCATCACCAAATGCTTCAGATTTAGTTCTATAAACACCTTCAAAGTTGTCTTTCTTATTTTCAACTTCCATCTTGTCTAATCTTTCAACTATCTCTGAATGCTTTTCAGTAAGGTTCTTAACCTCACCTTTAATTACAGTATCAACTTCATTGTTAACATTATCTTTGATTGATTTAGCAGATTTCTCTAGCTTCTCATCAATAACATTACAAATATCGTCTAACTGCTTTTTTATATTCTCATCCATTATTTTGAATTTAAATTGTTAAACATATAATTAATTATTGAATCTGAAGTTGTATTATCTTCTTTGGTTTCTAAGTGTGTATTATCACGAGTTAGTTCCTCATCTGATTGGTGTGTATTATCACGAGCAATCAAAGATTTTATAACTTCTAATTCATATTCAATAAGATAACCTAAGTCATCAGAAACATTACCTTTTCTAATTACTTTAATTAAATTATCAAATCTCTTTGTGAGGTAGTCAATATTATCATATTCACCCTTAACCTCTAATATCTTAGCTTCATCATTTGCCGCTATAGTCACAGCAGAAATCTCATATAGCTTTGCTTCTTTTATAACTCTTATTCCATCTTCATCATAGTCTTTCTTGACTGGCATGATTCCAACGCTGTTCTCGTCAATCACCCCATATTTCATGAGTTCTAATACTTCATTACCAAATGTAGTTTTAGGAACTTCAGCCACGAATACCAAACCCTTTTCATCCTCATATAATTCTTTCATTTTACCTATAGGCTTTGTGATGTCATGTTGATATAAATACTTAACTCTAGAACCATTGTTCTTAATTGTTCTTCTATAAGCACCTTTTTCTATTATATCATTATCAGAATCTTTGTTTCCAAAAACAGAACCATAACCTTTTACAATTCCTAAGTTTTCATCAATGTCACTTATTTGACCTTGTTTATATATTACATTACTCATAATCTAAATTTTATTTTCAAAAATAGTATAATTTTTAATAAGATGTTTTTAATCTACCTTAATGATAGGAAGTGAAATACACTTACAATTTATTATTTCTTTAGCTAATGCACCCATAGAAGTATCACCCGGAAACATGAGATATGATGAACCAACAATGTAAGGCTGTCCATCTTCTATTGGTTTCTTTTGATAAACAATACTAGCTGATGCATGTGTATCTCTAATGTTGTTTCCACCAGCTACCCACTTTTTAAATAGATTATCTTTTCCATAAACATCTTGTGCTGAAATAGAAATACCATTATTAGCCGCGGCAGTAGTTTCTGTTTGAACAATTCTTTTAGTCATCCATCTAGATTTAAAATCTAACCTTTTCATTACTTCTTTAACTCTAGGTTCTAATCCCATAGACATGAACCTTTCATCAGCAGTTAATTCCCTGATTACTTTTTTTAATGTTTCTCTTGCAACACCACTTACAGATGTGACTTGTGAGGCAAGTGCTAAATAGTTTGTTCTTTGTGTTGCATACCTATCCATTCCATTTAGTACAGTAGATTCTAAGTTTTCTAGTTCCCTTCTTGTTAGCTTTTGCCCTCTTTCTATTTTATCAATTAATCTATCTACTTCTATCTTATTTAACTTTTCTACAAATAGCTTAAAGTATTTTCTATACCAAAAATAAAACCTCAATCCAGTTTGTCTATACATTTGCTTGTACATTTCAGTCATTTCTTTTTCCTGAAACAAAGTATTAAAGTTAGGATTGCTTTCTGTATCATCAGCCTTATAGAACTCCATTGCCTTCTTATAGTTGTCCATGTAGTATTTATAAACTAAAGGATAGTTTTTCTTTTGTGCAATCTTTATTTGTTTGCTGAATTGTTTAGATATTTTATTAACATTTTGTTTTGTTTCTATTTTCTTTTGTGTTAATAGATTATTGCAGACAGCATATCTTTGATTTCTATTAGGGTATTCAGATGACATTGTATCATCTATCATACACCTACTCATAAACTGATTATCAGATTCTTGTGGTCTTGGCTTTGGTAATGGCATTATTTTTCACTTTTGTCAATTATTCTTTTACACCATTTCCACATTGCATCATCTTCTACTTTAGTTGCTCTTATGTCACCACCCCATAAAGCATAGGATACATCACCACAAATTGGCTTTCCTTTCTCATCTAAGTATTCTCCAGTAACATATTCATGAGCACGCGATAGATATGCAAATGTCTTTTTCACTATTGACAATGACAATGGCTTACCAGCAATTAAATCAGTAGCACGACCTTTGCCAACAAGTGTTGCACATGGATTATTGTGTTCCTCATTTATTGACTTACCTCTTTCAGCATTCTTTCTTACAGACTTTGGGTAATCATCATAGTATTCTTGTTTGTTTTCTTTTAAGGCTTCTTCTAATTCTTCCATGTCTTTGCATGGCATATATACAGTTCCATCTTCAGTATCATGTGAATGTATTAATTCACATCCAATCTCACTTGCTCTATCTTGTGCTTCTTCTTCAGTAAAATATACTTCATCACTAATGGCTTTTAAATTTTTCTTTGTTGACATAGGATGTCCTTCAGGTAGTAAGTCTTGGTCATGCCTACCACTTCTAAATTTACCATTTCTTAAAGCAAACAAAAATGAATTTACTCTTGCCATTGCCCATTGTTCAGGTGAACTTACAGTAGGTCTTACAGATGAAGGATTTGTTCTATAAGCACCAATGCCTCTTTTATATACAGCATATAGGGTTCTCACATTAGTTCTCTTGGTTTTAGCATCACCTACCTTTTCATTGTGGTCATCAGCTTTCTTTTGCAATGCCTTTCTTAGCTTTGCAGTCATCTCTTGTTTTTGTTCTTCATCTACAATAACTTCTTCTATTACTTCTTCTTCCACTACTTCTTCTTCAGGTTCTTCTATTTCAGGAAAAGCAACATCATCTTTTACACCCATGTCTAAATCAGATACTGGTAATAGATTAGATGGAACAAGGTAATCATCCATTATAGGGTTGTCATCATCTACTCCATATCCTTGTGCTTGTCTTTTTTCATTTGATGTTAGCCAGTAAGACTTAGAAAGTGTATCTACAAGTTTCTCTTGTTCAGGCATTAATTCAGGTACAGCACTATAATCAAAATCAAAGTACAAGTCCTCACCATATTGTGGAACTAACCATCTATTAAATTCATCTCTTATCTTATTTAATTCAGGAATGATAGCATTAGTAAATAATACTTTTCTAGCTGTTCTATAATTATCATAAGTAGTTGATTCTGTGTTATTTAGAAGTTGTACTGGCACACCATATAAATTACATAAGTCTTTTATAGTTGCATTGTATGATTCTAATAATTGTAGGTCAGATGTAGATAGTCCAAAGTTTATCCAGCTAAACTTCTTACCAGTTATCATGACATCATTTGCAGATTTACTACCCTGAAAGTTTCTTCTAAAGGCATCCTTCATTTGTTGTGCTTGTGTTGGTGTTAATTGGTCATCATCAGGTGTCAGCATTCCTCTAGCAGATTGATTATGTAAGAATTTTAGATTTGTTTCTACAGCTTCATTGCTTGTAGTAAGTACCCTCATACCAGCTTGTATAGGTGATTGACCATAAAGATGTGTACCATCATTGGAATAATCAGGATTAAAGTCAGCTATATGTAATACCTCATCAGCATCCAAATCATACTTATTGTCATTATACATCATAGTATATTTATTGACTGGTTTAAATATACCATCAGACTTTATTTCTATTAGATGTGCTGGTAGATTATATAATTGATAATAGATATTTTTGTTTTCTCCATTTTCAGGTGAGATTCCATATACATATCTATTGCCAGTCAACTTACCAAATCCAACCATTTCTTCTAAGAATACAGCCCAAGATTGTGCTGGGTTTGGTCTTTCTAATAACTTACCTAATGCAGAATGCTCTACTTCTTCTAGTGTATGCTTTCTTAATAGTTTAGCTTTTAATAATGATTCTTCATTTAAAGTATGAGATGTTAATGACTTATATTCTTTCATTGCACCTTCATCTACTTTCTTATAAATATTATAAGGTACAGTTATAGCAGACTTTGATATTAATTGTATAAGTGAATATATTGTTGGATTGTAAGCATACCCTTTTTCAATGTAGTCATCATTGTATTCACTATTAGAAATTGATGAGTTGCCTATGTGATTATATATGAACCTATTATAAGATTCATTAGTACCTTGTGAATTAAATGCCTTTAATCCATTCCTTAACCTTTGGAGAAAACTTGCCATATATAGAATTTATTTTCAAAAATACTAAATTTATTTAAACTATGATAAAATCTCTTTGTCTAGCAAGACCAGTTGTAGTTCCATATCTAAGTGCATCCATTAGATGGTCTTGACCATTTTGCTTAATCTTATTTATTCTCTCACCATCACGATTAGATTCCCAAACATAATATTGATATTCAGTAAACAGATTTTTACTTTCTTTTGATGCATATATAGTATATTCTTTTATTGTAGATATTCCATTTAGTACACTATCCTTTCCTTTTTGTGAGGGTTTAACATATAAACCCAACCTTTTTAATTCTTCAATAGATTTTGGTTCAGCAGAATCACAAATTATTATTTCTTCATTTATACCTAAATTAATTACTTCATTATAAATGTCTTGGTTTGTTAGTCCTTTCTTGTATAACAATTCATGTACATACAACCTATCATTCTTTCTTCTAATTTCAATTAGTGTTGTTGGGTCGTTGCTAAAACCAAAATCCATTCCATAAGCAACTTCACAATGTTCTTTATCTAAAAAGCCTTTATAA